GAGTAAACTTACGATTGTGTATGTATATTACACCATCCCTAGAATCAATATACCAAGGACCATTTGCATACCCTTTCATCTTTTGTTCTAATTGAACCAAGATGTTATTACCTATTAATCCTAAGTCACTATCTATCAGAGACTTTAAATCACTTGGCATAGCTACTTGAGCTACTCCACTAAACCTGTTAGCGTAAAGTATCTTTCCAGTAGTATTTCGACTTTGTTCTGTCGGGACCTGTAGTGACTCGTAAACTTTATTACTTATTACTTGTTTAGCCATTACTGAAATATTTCTATGATTACGCCTATGTCATTGTTACAGCCATTATCCAAAAAGTTGGATAAGCTGTATTCCGATAAATCTGAATGAGTGTAAGGTGGTTGGAATCTTAAATCCCCAACTGTATCTATACACTTAATTGTCACATGAGTACCAGTGGAATCGAATACACAATCCAAATCTCTAACCTTAATACTGCGTACTGGGCTAGAGATAAATTGACCATCGGGGTATATGTATCCCCACTGAAGATAAATAATCGAGCTTTCCTGAAGGTCCTCGATATCTACTGTATCTGGGTCTCCAGTATCAAATGTAAGGGTAGCTAAGTTCTCCTTCTCCTCATCATACTTGTAGCTCCAATTACTTATATAAGCGCCAAGAGGTATGCCAGTAATGGGATTCATTATAGGCATACCTCCAGAATTGAACAGAGCCATGTAAGGTGTTGCTGTTCCATTATAAAGTATTGGTTGGTTAGGTTTTCTAATTTCAGCCATACATTGGTATTCTTAAAATTTGATAAGGTTCTAATTCTTGAAAAGGGTTCAAGATATTATTAGCTTCGGCAATCAAATACCACTTACCAGAATCACCATAATAACGATAGGCAATATTCTGTATAGTTTCTCCATCCAATACAGTATGTTGTTTATCGTTATCAGTATAAGGAACGTTTGGGGGAGTTACCTCTAATGAATAATCTCCCTCATCATACTTAAGAGCAATGGCTCCATCATATGGACTTGCTCCTGTTAGGTATTGATTTAAGTCTATCATATCTGTATTCCTTTCGTATTCTTTAAATCTTCTTCAGTTACAATGTCTTGATAAGATAAGTTATAAGCACTTACCCTTTTGAAGATTAATTCCTGAGTTGCAGCTGAGGGCAATAACTTTAAATCCTCAATTGTACTTGACTTACCTGCTACTCTAGTCCTTGAGGCATTCCTAAAGTTATTCAGAGTATAAGTTGCAGATGTAAGAATGTATTGATGATTATCAAATATACCAGAATTACCCCATTCGATTTTTAGAATCGGAGGGCTTGCCTGATAAGCATTTGCCTTAGTCCACATTTCCAATAATCGGCATTTAGTAATTACCTCTTTTGGATTATCTGGGTCATTACAAAACCAAGATACATTGAATTGAATTATATCCTCACTACCAGTAAAGTGATACATAGGAGTATTACGTCCCATAGATTTAATCGTTGCCCAAGTAGTTTCTCCTCTAAAATCAATTGATGGTGGTCTATTCTGAAGAGTGATATATTGATAGGGGCTAGCAGTAAGATTATAAATCACTACTTGATTCATGCTTCTTACCTCAGGCATTACCAAGAAAAGTTCTTTATTCTTTGTAACACTCTGACCTTTAGCTGGGTCCATTTCTTCATATCCGAATGGAACTCCACCTTCTACTTGATGTTTTAATTCCATTCGATATTGATTCTGAATCCTTTGGTTTAACTTAGGATTCTTTGAACTAGCTCTTGGTCCAAATGGGTTATTAGGGTCATATACCTTCCCTTTATCTGCAGTATCTTTAGGCAATGTAGAAGTTGCTCTATTGAGATAAATTCTTGCTCTCCAAAGCTTATTCAGAGGACCAGTAAGAACTCCTGCAGAATCTCTGGTAAGGTCATTGTATTTTTCAACAACCCCACCTGCTATCCGATTTAATATTCTTGCCATGATTGTTTAGTTTAATCCTAAAGATATACCAGTAAAATCCTGTTGACCACCAGGAGCAAAGTCTCCAGCTTCGTTTCCATCTACTGATATATTAATTCTTGAATCCTTGAATCCATCTCTGATTGCACCTCTAACTGCATCAATAAATGCTTGTTGGTTTCTGTCTTGAATAGAAGCTTTGGTTTCTTCTGAGTTTAATGCAGCAGTGTTATTATCTACAGAACTTGTAAGACCACCGATTACTTCTATCAATGCAGGGATAGCTAT